AAACTGTAGTTCTGCACTTTTAGGCAATACTGCATCTAATGTGCCAGGATCATAACAATCTCCAACAATAACTTCTTGTAGTGGATCCCAATTTGTCCAAATGCTCATATGTTTAACTTCCTTTTTATATAATCTTGATAATTTTTCATTACTTCTTTATACCTACATTGAATGCCAATGCATATCTGCTTTCATTTGAGTATACAGGAGTAGTACCATGATGCATGTATGATTTAAAAATTATTACTTGCCCTTCTTTGGGTTTTATAATATGCACACGCTCAGATTCTGGGTTAAAACTTTTATAGTGATCGTGCTGTGCTATGTTATCTAAATCATGCTGAGGACTATTAAAATAGAACATTCCGCCTTGCTGAGACTGTTTGATAAAAATTACTCCAGATACAAATTTTGGAAGATGAGTATGCCCTGGTATATATTCTTTCTGCTGATATTCAGTAACCCAACTATCTTCAAGCACAAGTCCTTTTATATTGGCGGCTTCTGCATACTGATTTACTAATTGTTCTACACGCTTTCGTGTTTCTGGACAATAGTCTAAAATGTTCATGCAAATAAATTTATTGTTGACAAACTCCTCAGCATCAATTACTAACTCGTCAACAGGGTTATTGTTTATATAATCTAATAATTCTGGTTGACAAATGTTCCAGTCAGGAAAATCTGTATCTAAAATTAAATTAGGAAATATTTGTCTTATCATTTTTCTATAATCTCTTTTAGGTAATCTTCAGCCCAGTGAGTATAATAGCTGGTCTTCTTCAATTTATCCCTAGCAGATTGTAGATCATCTCTCCATTGACACAATATAAAGTTACATCGGCCGTTGTTAGTTTGTACACCATTTATAAATGTATCTTTGTCTTTGTGATCGGGCAGAAACACCATCTCTGGATATAGATTATTGTATTCTTTCGCTCTATCTTCTAGTTCTTCAATTGAATAGTGATCTGGTAATTTATATATTATTAGATCGAATGCCCAAGGAGGCGGATCTATATCACTTCCGTCAGTGTCAATAATTGATACTTCGCTGTTCTTGGCAAAAGGACAGACAGGTAACCCGCCTAATTCCGGGCGTGGCTCACTTATATGTTTTACCCAATAATCAATATCCATTTAATACCGTGAAACTAGAAATAAAGTTTCTTCCATTTATACTTTGCAATGCAAGATCTACAGTCTTAACTAAATCATCTACTGTGATAATACTATTAGTTTTAAGTATTTGCTTGTACAATTCTGCACCGTTCTGATCTGCTGTGTCGTATGGATTATAAAAATTAGTTTGCACTACTCCAGGCATAACAACAATGCTTTTGCATTTACTGCCACTGTGATTAATTTCCCAGCTGGTCTTATTTATAGTGTACTTTTCCTCTCCGTATAGGGTCAACCAAGGAAAACTGTTAGGGATATCTGCTAGAGGTTCTGCGGCCATACTGCTGGTATTAATAATAAAATGATTGCTATGCCAATGTTGCTGTTGCCATAATTTCATTAGCTCAACTTGTGCGTAATGATGGTAAGCATTATTAATAAACAAATCACAATCTTTAGTGTCCTCTACAATAAGGTCTTGATTAATTTTATTGCTAATATCAAACCCAGTATCCTTGCTGAAGCCTTTAACATTACAACCTTTATTTGTAAAATAATCAAATAGACCTTTACCTATGCCGCTGGTATGTCCTGTGATAGCAACTGACTTAAACTCCATTCCAGTCTCCGTTCATATGCCAAGTTGGACGTTTAATATCATCAGATATATTTCCTGTCATTATTAAAGTAGCATCAGGTACATGTTTCTTTAGCTTGTCTAGTAACAATCGTTCGTTGTATATCCTGTGCTTCAATGGAACAAATGGGGCGACTGGGTCATAATTAAAAATATGACTAAGGTGTATGATTGTACTAGGTACATTGTCTACCCATGTACTCACAGGCAATAGTGTGTTAAGCACAAGATCCTGGTGATGAAATTCAAATTTAACTTTGCTGATCATATCAGTCCACATACGAGCATTTACGGTTTGTTCGCTACCGGTCATAGTGATCATATGATCACCGCCCGAGCTTAGAAACTCCTTACGACTATTCACATAGTCTTGAACAAACTCTATATAGTTTTGTTTTCCATCCCAATCTAGGGTTATTCGAAACATGCACTCAAGAGCAAACAAATTATAGTCAACAAATTTAACTGTAGTATTTTCATCGTATCCGTAGTACAGCAAGTACTCATACCATTGTAAACCGCTGGCTTGTATAACCAATTGCTTCACAGGTCCTTTGAAGTCTACAGCAACAAACTGTTCTGTGTTGTAGGGGTAAAACAATGCTTGGCCTGCTACACTATACTTTCCGTATAGATACGAGCTCTTAGGAATAAAAGCCGGCTCATAGTTAGGATAGTAGTAGATCTTGTTGTTTCTAAATTGTTCCGGAAACACTTCCACAAGTTCGCCTGCGGCTAACGCTACACTGATAATGTTCCAACCGTGCCATTTGTGCTTGTACTCTTTTAACCTATGACCAGGCTTGACCCACACAGGGGTGTAGTCATCATGCACATTGTCCACACTACGCATTGGTTCTATTTGAAAATGTGGTGAGTAGTAGGCAAACTCTCCCACTACGGGAGAATCTAACTCTGTATACTTGTTAAGATTGATAATGTAGCATTGGTCGTGTAGTTCGTAGTAACCGTCATCTCTGTCTGGGATATGTCCCATCAAGAAAAACTTATAACCGCCATATACTAACTTTTCAACTTCGTTAAAGAACTCATCACCGTTGACAAACTCTGTGCCTGTGCTTAGTACTACTGCGTGTGTATAATCTTTAGCGGCTTCTTGAAGCATTAGATCTTCGTCTAGGCCTTGTATAACATTGAATCCGCTATCAATAATTTTACCTAGGACAAAGTCGCTGAGGTTTTTCATTAGTTCAGCAGTCCAAGCAGTTTGGCAGGAATGAATCCTATCTAGGAAGATAAAGACAATGTCGTCAGATCCCGCAGGTGTGGTAAATTTAAGCATACTGTTTATTATAACATCTTACGAGCATTTCGCAAAACTCTTTCTTTCTATTACCTAAAATGATATTAGCAATCATATGTACTCTAGGTTTGGCGCTTCTATTAAAAACAGCATGATCTTTGCTTATGTTTAACATAAACATTCTACCTTCACGCCACGGAACACGCTTATCTTCAATTTCCATGTCGCAAAACATAGGATGGATAATTGCAAGATTAATTGGCAATATAGAATCTAAAGGATCAATGCCATCGGGTAGTTGTCCATCATTGTGCCAATCTATATGCCCGCCCGGAGCAAGACGCATGAAGCGTATTCTAGTATATCGCTCTGCAGGAAATTGGTGTTTCCAAAAGTCTGTAATTACTGGACATCTATATGATAATTCTGTATATTGATATGGTGCATGATATTCATCGTGTCCGTAGTTGTCTGCTGTGTGTGTTCTGTCTATACCTAACCCGTGTAGACAACAGCTTGCCCATCCATCACTGGAGCTATCCCTATATTCTTGATAGAACGGTTCTGCTTCTAACGCCTGTTGCTTCCAAACATCAACATTGAACGGAATGTCTAATTCAAGCCAAGGAATAGATGTGTTCTTTAGTATTGTACGGGCTTGATTTACGATATCCATTTTTTAAATACCTCTAATGCTTGTTCCATAGTAAGACCATCTTCTGGTTTAGATTCTAAACTAATATCACAACTCACACACCATCTAGGACCTTGAGTATGGTTTGTAATGTTGTGCGGCACACCTGTTTGCACAATGCTAGGAAATTTAATACTATGAGAGTAAACATGAGTTACCTGTTGTGGCTTATAAAGAGTATACGGAGTTCCTGCTTGTGTTTCTACTTGTTCAGTTATATCAATGTTATCATTAAGTTTATACCAATGCATTAGACTGCCAGCGCCGCCAAATATAAAATTAATACATGCACGATCACCTATTGCATATCCATCTATATGTATACCACATTGATCTCCGGGTGGAGTATAGAAAATCAACGGCGGGTATGTCATTACTAAATTATGATTAGATAGCCACTGTGTAAATTCGTTAGAAACATTTTTAGGATCAGCAAACCATATTTCAGGTTCTACGATTGTTTGATTCAATATAGAATAGTCTGTAAGAGGACCAAAAGGAACTGTTAGATCAACAGCATAGATCATTTTGCATAGCCCAAAAAGTTAAACAAGAACTTTGGCTCTAATCCCATATTCATTCCGCCATGCCACTGTTGCCAATCGTCCCATTCAAATACATCGCCCTGTTCTCTATCGTAGCAAACTTCGCCTTCTAACAGAAATACCTGACCAAACGATGGTTTGTTGATATGGCAAGTAAAGCGTTTGATTATTCCTTTTTCTAACATCTCTGTTTCGTTGTCAGTAATATCGTAATGCCAGGGTACAACGAATCCCGGACGAACGCTTGTGATCCAGCAGCCAATAGTAACCACGTTAGCAAACGTAGCAAATTTATCAATGATATCCTGTGGGCAATCATAATCAAACCAACCAACTGCTTTATTATCTTCGTAGCCTGCACGTTGCCATAGTTTACGCAATGCCGCAACCTTAGGGTTATGATGTATATCATCAGTCTGATCGTTGCCCCTAAAGCGACCTTCTTGTGTACTAAGTTGTTCAATTAATGCAGGCCAATTGATCAAGCTAGATGAGTTTCCTATAAATTTCATATCTTAACTCCTATGAAGTTAAACAGCCATTTCTTCTTAAAGCCACAGTTGCCGCCTGCATGCCAAGCTCTATGATTAGACCACTGATGTGTATATCCAGATTCTTGATTTGAAAACACTTGATTGTCAACAATAAACACATGCCCTGGTTCTGATATTCCCATGTGAGTAGTAAATCTAGTAAGCTCGCCTAGCTTAAGATGTTCTTCTTCAGCGTCATCAATATCCCAATGGTACGGCGCATATCGTCCCGGACGTATAGAACTAACCCATGCACGTATGCATTTGTATCCTAGCCAACTACTATAATCTTCTATGATCTTAGCATCAAAATGTTTTCCTGGATAGTAATTGATCCATTCTACTGTACCTGCTTTATCGTATCCGGCATGTTGCCATAACTGTATGATCTCATCAAATCTACCATCTGTGTTTTGATAAAAATCAACACCATAAGTTCTAACATCGCCCTGTTTCAGGTCTAGTGTCTGTATAAGTTCATACCAGTTAATATTAGATCTGCCTATCAATTTAGTCATCTATTGCAAAGCCTTCTGGTAGTTTGCCACGCAACGAATCAATTGCATCTGGTTTTAATTTAAGAGAAAAGCCATTATTAGTTACAGTAAACTTAGACATCATACGTAATTTATCAAGTGCATTTAACACAGGACTTAGTACAGCATCAAACCTGTAACGAGATTCTTCTTTGTCGTCTAATGTCGATCTAACTGAGACGGGTATAAAGGTGCCGTCGTCTCCATCCTTTAATAACATTCTTACTACTAATTGTGCTCGTACTCCCCTGCCAAAGTTAGCGGCAGTATGTTTATTCCTTGCCTGCATAAGATACCAATGTCCATCTTTTACTAAATCATGTAATTCGTTCTTTTCTAAATCAATAATATAGCTGTCAGTTCCTGATATGTTAAGATGATACCTGTCATCTATATCAGCGTGTGACTGGTAGCATTTACCCTCATCTAACAAAATAATACGTGCTTCGCCGTGCGGTACAGTCAAGGACTTCAGTATGTGATACCATATGGTATTTTTGTATTCTTCCTTAATAGTCCAAGGATCGTAAAAGAAATCGCCAGTAGGTTCATTAATGGCCAAACGGAACTCGTCAGATGGTAAATTGTTTTTAGCAATCTGTATACTTTCTATATCAACTGAGAAGTTAGTTTTGGCGAGCATGATATATTTAACACCATTAAATGCACACATAAATATTTCCATGAAACTGGATTATAATCCACTTTATTATATAGAGTTAACACATGCCACATAAATCAACAACGTTCTGCATGCATCCGTTTACAGGATTGGCAAGCCGCGAAGACGGAGCAGTTAAAGTGTGTTGCCGTAGCCGCCCTATTGGCAATATACAAGAAGAAACTATAGAACAAATTTGGAATAACGATACAATGCAACGTATCCGATATCAAGTACTAAACAGCGAGCGTCCTCCAGAATGTGCGCCCTGCTTTAACCTAGAAGACCAGGGAGTAGAAAGTCTGCGTCAAAGACACATCAAAGGTGAGATACCTGAAGCACGGATTAATTTGTATCCTAATACACCTTTACAAGAAATAATGCCGTTTGAATTTCCTACTATGGAAATTAAACTCAATAATCTTTGTAATCTTAAATGCCGTATGTGCAATCCCACAGACAGCACAAGCTGGAATGATTGGAGTGAGGTTGAGGAATTTTATGACAAAGAAAAGAACTATATTGCAGGCAATGTTCGCAAACTCAATTTAGTTAGAAAACCATACTTGGACAAGTTTGAGGATAATCCTAATTGGTGGGATAGCTTTAAAAAACTATTACCTTACTTCCGCCGCGTAGAGTTTGCTGGCGGTGAGCCCTTAATGGATCCACAACACTTTCAAATACTAGATATGTTAAAGCCTTACGGGCAACAAATAGAAATCAAATATGCTACTAATGGCACAACATTAGGAATTACAAAAGGAAGAACTATACATGAATATTGGCCACATTTTAGATCAGTTGCCGTTAATGTCAGCATTGATGGCATTGGTGATGTTTACGAGTACATACGTGGTAACGCTAACTTCTCTGAGGTTGTGGAGAATGTTAAAACAATACAGGCGATCCCAAACGTCAGCAGAGTTGTTGGAGCCGTTGCTGTCCAAGTAAGCAATGTACTAATATTAGATAAGATGATAGAATATTTCCTAGATGATCTAGGCATTGTGTTTTATACCAATATGGTTAATTACCCTAACGTGCTATCTATACAAGTGCTACCTAACGAATTAAAGTCCATTGCGATTAAACGGCTCATTGCTGTCAAATTGCGTGTTCCGGAATTTAAACACGTTAAAGCCAACCCTATTTTATTAGACATTACCAACAAGCAGATCGACGGAGTGATTAACTTTATTACTTCAAAAAATACCACACATCTATGGAGCGAGTGTGTAGAGTTTAATCGTAGGTTAGATATAACTCGTAATCAAAGTTTTACAGATGTAACTCCAGAGTTTATAGATTATAAATGAGACAGTTTCTACTTACACTCGGTGACAAACAATCTAAGACTATTGTGTTTGATATACTGTCAACATCTATTGCGAATCGGTGGGCGGATGAAATTGCTAAAGGTTATCCGCTGTACGAACAAGATAGGTTTAAAGGTTGGCCAGAAAGTCCAAGGACAGAAGCATACTATTATTACCAATTAAAAGAGCAAGTATCTATAGTCAATAACTATCAAGCAAATTTAATTCCTAATATACTTCATATGTTTACGCAGGATACATTAAACGTATTGCATAAACACTTTGAGGACTTGCGGGGATCTATTGATGCAGGCACTGAGTTTTACAACAATGCACCGGACTATGTGAAATCTGCTGTAGATAAATTTAATGTATTGATACACGAGCTAGAACATTACATGCGACATTTTGGATATCCAGAATTAGTCGGAACCTACAAGGATAGACCCAGGATTGAATTGTTGTCCGAGGACTACAAGCAGTTTACATTTAAATGGAAATTTGGTTATATGTATATTAATTACTGCGAAGTAGGTAAACCTTTACTTGATGTGTTTAAGGACAATGATCATCTCGTAGGGCACGATAACATACGCCCATTGACATATTATAGCGCAGACTTTACAATTAAGTTTGGCCCAGATACTACTGAAGAAGTTTACCAAAAACGGTTAACACAATTTAACGAATGGTATGCAAAACAAAATTTTAACTTTGATCAGTTATCGTTGGGTATGATTCCTGTAGCAAAATTAAACTTAAAAGACAGTAACCTATTAGGAATATCATCTGATGGTATAATATCATTGTTATCCCAATATCAGAATATCAAATCAACATGCTTAAAATAACGGGACGCTGGGGACACGAAAGTTCTATTAAAGTAGAATGGAACCTTGGTAAACGCTGTAACTACGACTGTACATACTGTCCATCTGCCATACATGATAATACCAGCAAACATACCGATATAGAAATACTTAAAGATGTTGTAGACAAGTTAGTATCGTTAGGCAAACCAATACGTCTTAGTTTTACAGGCGGAGAGCCTACAGTACATCCTAAGTTTGAAGAACTAATCAACTATGCTAAACATGTTGGTATTCATTGGATCAGCGTGACTACCAATGGTACACGTAAACCCGAATGGTATGATAGACTACGTGTAGATCAATTTGTGTTTAGTGTGCATTTTGAGTACGACTATAAAAAAGTCATTCATACAATAACAAGCCTTAAGAATTTTAGCAAGACATCTATAGTTGTACAACTAATGGCTCATCATGATCATATAGAAAATGTTAAAGATGTTGCAGAGTACTTAAAAATTATGGAATTTCCTTTTACTGTACGCAGAATACGTTGGACAGAAGGTGACCATAATATATTTGACGATATGCGATATCATCCTGATGATTTTAAATGGATGATTGAACAAGAAGCAACTGTTAAGACCAACGTGATCATTTGGTTAAATGACGATACTCAAATACCAAAACATGCTAACGATGTAATTAAAGAGCATCTTAATCAATATAAGGGATGGTCGTGCAATGCAGGTATAGAAAGCCTAATGATTAATTGGGACGGAGAGGTACATCGGGCAACTTGTAGGGTTGGTGGAAGACTCGGAAATATATACAAGGGAACATTCGATGTGCCTAGTAAGCCTGTAGTTTGCGATCGTGATTTCTGTACCTGCGCGGCTGACATTCCTTTAACTAAAACAAGTATTTTAACTCTGAAAACGTCTTCTTAAAGTCTGTTCCGCGCTGTGTATCTGTAGTAGTTAGATAGTCTTCTAACATAGGCAATTTGTTCGTCCAATCTTCGGCCATCATATACTGCACTAGACCTTGCCAACGTTTAAATCCATATGGGTTTTGCATAAACTCTGCATCAGTACTTCTCCTAGAACAAAAGTGCTCTACATTCTTTGCTACTTTTGCTTTTAGATGACTGGGCAACACTCTAATATTTAGATAGCTTGGCAAGTACACAAGATGTGTGCCAACAAGTCCTGCACCGTAAGGAGGCAAATTAATCTTTTTAAAGTTTCTGCTTTCTTTCCAATGTACTAACTCTGGAATAGTAAGGACATTTAACAACTGAACAGCACATGCAATATTTACAGTTATGTTTTTAGGAGTATCATCTAGTCGAAGTAAGTTAGCGACTACGTTTTCCCATTTGCTAGGGTAACGTATATAATCATTACGACTGCCTACTGCATCAACGCTGAAATTAAATTTAACTTCCTTAAAATGATTCCATAGTTCAAATAGCTTTTCTGGAAGCTCTAAGCCGTTGCTGTTATAGCGTAGTGTACATAACTTAGCCGCACCTGTTTCTACCATAAACTCTAGTATCTTGTAATGCTCGGGTATCAGTAAAGGTTCCCCTCCGGCAAAGTATAGCTCGCGGATATTATATGCTTGCAAGCGCATGTCACTTAGGAAGCTACCTTTCTTATACCATGTATAATCAAAGTCACTATTCCACTGCTGATCTTGTTTTAGTTCAATAGTCTTGTACTTGGGATACTGTAGCTTCCATTCTTTGATCCAACTACTACTGTCATGTGGACTGCACATGATACATTTAAGTTGACACAAATTACCTAGTCGTAAATCAAAGTATGGAATGTCAACAGGTAAGCTACCATCTTTGCCCGTAGCATCTATAATAGTTGTCATGTCTAAGCGTTCATTCCAAACTGCGGATTCCCATTGTCGCTTACTTACAATACCTTTAGATTCTTCTTCAAAGCATTTAGTACAGCTAGGTGGAACGTTGCCTTCGAGCATTTGGAGACGCACGGTTTTCATGTAATTACTGTTCCAAATTTCTGCAATAGAATGAGTTTGTAGATTCATTACTTGGCCGTTTTGTTTTACCAAGCCAACTTCTTTACTATCTTCATCGCCTGCTCCACTGGCATTGGCTGTACAGCACACCCGCACATCTCCGTTAGGGCGTGTTGCTAAGTGTATCCAGGGCAATGGGCAAAATGTTTTAGACATCTTCTTTTTGATCCCTAGGCTGTGCAAATGATACTTTATTAGATCGGCCACATGTTCGTGAACAAGTAATTAATTTTTTAGTTGTCCAGTACTTAGTCCAGCAAGTTTGCCAAGGCTCTGAATCTATAATATCTTTAATAGAATTATCAACAGCATTAACATTACCTAACGTGTTCATTAGGCCTGCATACTCATTTCTAATTTCATATCTAACACTGGATAGCGGATTATCTTCTATATGGTTATAAGGAATACTAGATAACCAACAGCAAGGGAATACATTTTTGTAAGCATCAATGTATAGCTCTCGTTCCTTTTGAGCATAGCAGTCTATTTCCATAGTATCCATAACTTGTTTGTAATTTTCTATTACCTTCTTGTCAATGAATACCATCTTATTATCACTAGAAGGTTCTAAATGATAAACAGTTTCTCCTTGCTTGTTTAGTACAGGGTATTGCGGATCCAGCAAGAAGCGAGAGCTATTCTTTACTGTAAAGGTAGTAAATCCTAAATCTTTAGACATTTGTCTTGCTTCTTCTACTTGATGTTCGTTATGCTTAAATCGAATAAACACCCACTCGGCTTCTATACCTTCTTCAATTACAGCTTTGGCGTTACGTATAATAGTATCAAAGTCTGTTCCTATTCTATAGATACTATGTGTATCTGCTAATCCGTCTAGAGCAAATACTATTCCGTTCTTATCTGGCATTGCCTTAGCCAACTGTTTCCACCAACTAACAGATCTAGCACTACCGTTAGTGTGTATCCGCACAGGCATGCCGGGTGCAATTTCTTTAGCGTATTCGCACATCTTAATAAGATCATTATTAAGTATAGGATCACCAAAATTACCACAGAAGTAAAAACTTCTAATCTGCTGAAATACTTCAGCAGTCATTACAGCTTTAAAATCATCAATGGTCCACCCTGCAGATGAAATTAAAGGATTGTCTAATCCGCCGTGTATGTTTCGACTGCACATAGGACAACTGGCCTGGCAGTTGTTAGTGATCTCTAAATGTATTTGTTGTAACTCGTTAAACTTGAACATCAATAGCCCATTGTCGTTCTTTGCACCAGAAGCACTCTTTACATAAAGGAACATATTGGCCCGGTGTATATGATTTATAATCTATATCCGCAAACTCGCCTTCGCAACTGCGTGTTATTTCAAACAGATCCGTTAGATCCATATCTCTATACTGTTTAATAACCCAAGACTTTTCAGTAAATCTAAAAGGATGTACAGCCCAGCAATCCATATGTTTCATTAATACTAAATGCTTATTATCTTCTGTTAGATCTACATCTCTAGGACTCAGTCCTTTAAACTCTACATTTTTAGGATTACGAGTAACTGCATTGTAATATGCATCTATGTTATGATGATGACAGATAAACTCTGCATAGGCACGTTGCTGTATGTTATCCCCACTAACTTCTTTTCCATATTCATCTGTTAGGATACGTCCTTTATTGCCCCATTCAAGATCAGGTGCTATGAAATTAGTATGTCTTTGAAATCTTATATTAGGAAACTTTATAGTCAACCATTGTATAACTCTATCTGCATCGTACTGTTGCCACGGGCGTGTCTTCCACATACGCACATGATTAATGATATATATTGTAGTATGATCTCCAATAAACGAGCATATAAGGTATGCAAGTAGAGCAGAGTCTGCTCCGCCACTAACGCTTATAGCAATGTTTTTCCATTTCTTATCAAATGGTATATTAACGGTATCTACATTATAGAAATTCATTTGATATAGTCTATTGATTTATTGCAAAATTGCAAGTGACTAGATGCACCTGGGTGTCTTCCATCCCTGCTAAACTCAGCAGTATTCTCGTACTTGCCTCCAAGATTTTCAAAATAAGGAATTAACATCTCAGAATCCTTGCCTAAAAAATTATACAGTAGATTGTAAGTTGACGGAGACCAACTTGAAAAATAAATTTTAGTATTATTCTCCCTTGCAATCTTTGTGCAAAGTAACACAGTTTTTAAAGTATTGTATTCTAAGTATTCGTCTGACAATACACTATAGATCTTTCTTAAGTACGATTCGTCGGTTCCTATGTTAGGACCAACGTCCTGAACAACTAAATCTGTTTCATTTATTTTAGGAAATTCTAATCTAGATATTTCAGGCAATAAAAATATTGCGTAGTCAAACTTTTTATGCTGTGACATTAACTCAAAGTATCGAGCAGATCGATTAAAACTTGATCCGGGCACACCAAAATTATAAGGAGTCGCATTTAATGCCTTTCCTATGAGTGTTGGAAAACAATCGGCTTCTGGTACACCAACACCAAATGTTAAACTACATCCAAAAAAGGCAACTGATGTATCAGTATCCCCTAAATCAAAGTCACCACGAAATCCGTAATCGTTTATATCATAAACAACATCTTCTAATGTATAAAGAGTTGTTTTGTTAGCAATAGCATCTGCTGAATCAAGTTTTTCTTGTTCAGTTAAGAAATACAAAGTTTGAGAAGCATAGTATATTTCTTTAGTCAACAATCCTTTTAAATCCTTAATAGAAGTTTGCTTCCATAAATCAACTACACGGTTGTCTATTGCGTCCCAAGGCATGAGGCCGTCCCATTCGTGTAGTGCAATAAGAGAAGGAACTGCACGTAAGAACTTTGATTCTGCAGAAGGCAGTTTGGTAAAATCAATTAGTTTTAATAATAGATCAAAGTCTTTCATCTTGTTCCTATAATCATCCAACGTGTATACAATGGCAATTCTAACTCCCCTGCCCACAGCACATTTATATGGCTTTGTTTTTTAAATTCTTCTAAATTCTTTGCTGTTCTAATGTGCTCAGGTATATCATAGTTATTGCTTTGTAAGACCAGCATACTATCTTTAGGGGTGTATGTTAACCAACGATCGTATTCCTCTTGAGTAAGATGCTCGCAACTTGTGTTTATGATAATGTCGGCACTCATATGCATTGGATGACTTATATCCACTATGCTTGCACGGAATCTGCCCTGCATCTCCTCTAGCTTGTTCATTGTTTGTGCAATGGGCTTACAAGTAGGGTCAATATCGTAGCTGGTGATATGTGTAATTGGAATATTGCTTTGAAACAACATACTGGCCAATGTTCCTACCCAACCTGCACATATCTCAACACTAGATCCTGCATGCACATGCTCATCTAGATTATCAATTAGCCATTCCTTGCTTTTGAGTTGACCAGACCAGAATGCATCCATCGTGCGTATAGGATCCGGGCTTTGACGGATAGCTTGCATCCAATGATGTAGATGTTCTGTATCAATTAGCATTTATAAAATCGTATATTTCTTTAGCAATTATTGATTGCCCTTTGTGTGTAGGATGCACACAATTAGTAATGTATTCACTAGGTTTGGTAAGTTGAGAATAGTGGGTCCACCAACCTCCGCCACCTAAATGACTCATGCCTTCTAATTCTAATAGATAGTGCAAGAAAGACTTATGTCCTTTAGGGTACAAGAAATTATTCCAATTTATCTTATCAATTAGCTTTTTATGCTCTCTACCCAATATAGGAATGTTACTTCCGAGCGTTTTACTCAACCAATCTTTGTTTGCCCTAGCATCAAAACCATTTGTTATGATTAGTTTATAATTATCCGCTTGGCAATATGTTTGTGCGTCAAGTATGTTTAGTATCAGTTCCCCGGCCATGAACTCATTAGAGTAGATATTCTTTTCGTATGCCTGCCATAGATCTGGGTGTGTGGCTCCAGGGTCGTGTGGGTTTGGCCACATAGTTTGGAAAGCATAGTGTTCTTCTGCACCGTAATTTTTCTTAACAAAATCAAATCTCTCTAGCCCTGTTAACATATAAACTACTATAACTTCGTCTGCAAGTGATAGGTCAACTCGTGTGTTAAGATATATTTGTTTTAATGCTCCCCTGTTACCAATGCCAGCTTGTCCAAAATTTACAGGTATGTAGTCATCTAGATATGTTTGGCATATTTGATTGACCCAACTACCCTGATATTGTTCTGCTATTAGTTTTTTATCGTTAGTATAGATAGGAATATTGTATTCGTGCTTTTTCCAAGTTGCATCTGTGTATGCACCAAGCCCCTGCGTAAAACTATCCCCAAGGCCAATAATAACCTTATTACCTTTCTTTAATTTAGGAACTGCAAAATTATACATTAAAATATTCCTTACAATAATTTACAAGCTCAGTAGAAGCCATAGGTCTTTTATGTTTAGATTCGTGAAACATTTTGTAGTTATGTTCTAATATTTCGCTCATGCTTTCAAACCAACTTAGTTTATCCTCTATCGAATCTATTCTCTTCAGCTCTGTAATTATAGCATCTATTCTTTCAAAAGTCGATAAGTTATCGTAGGTTTCATTAATGAACCCATCAAATGTTCTGTAGCCCATATCACGCATTGCTTGTAAACTACCCTTGCCTCCTAATATAATAAACGGATGCATACATGCTATAGGCTTGAAGGTTTTTTCACTAATGAATAAAGCATTGTCATTGTCTGCAAATATAGGTTCGCTTACTACTGTTACCCAAGTATCTTTATATATCTGTTCCATGATTCTATCAATGTAGAAGCCATCGTCAAATTGGACATTTGATTTGCCATATACTTCTAAAGGTAGCACGGTTCTTGCTTCCTGTAGAAGTTCTTCGTTGGGTAATTTATTGTCTAAGTAGGCTTTGTTATCTTTGTAGTCGTTCATACTAACTAACCCAATATCCAATATGCCTGCTTCAAACATTTTTATATAAAACCATATACGGTGAGATCTCAATCTCTTTTGTAAACAATTAAATGTTTTGATACTGTTAGATTTTTTATATCTTATGTTCTCTTCCCAATTGGGGTAGATGTTATATTTTTCACTTATAAACCTAACGTAAGATTCAAAGTGTGTGAATGGTATAGTTTTAATCTTGTTAGTCTTATTACCGGCCCACTGTGCATAATCCTCTGCTGTTTTCCAGTTGCCTGTAACATATACAACTGCTTCTGGAGGAATAGTATACTTGACACAACTTTCGTGAAACCATTGCCATAGGTACGGTGTATGGTATCCTTCCAAGCATTGATCTAATAACAGCACAGCCCGACCTTCTTGGAGATCTCTTAGGTATGTAGGATTTAACCATTCAAATAGATTCTTTTTACCTCTAGGAGTTGTCCAGTTATCTGGATGATGTCTTACCCCTGATGCAATAATATAAGGGCTAGGTTGCTCACCAAACTTAAAGTTTTGCTTAGTGTATAGTAACACGTCTTGCTCTACATGATCGTATGTAAGAGTAACTGTTGCTAATATGCAGGGATGAAAGCGGGTTAGCCCCGATGGATTAAGATCTGGGCAGTCTATAAAGTTTTCTAGACTATCTTCTTGATTCCGTTCAAATGCAAAATTAAGAAGAAAGGGCTTTGCAGTCAATATAGAATTGTTCGAGTTCTGGAAAGGTTTTGACGAAGTCCGTATTACGTCGGAGATCGTATTCAGTAAACCAATTATAGAAGTCTCTACGACCCTCAATAATTTTTGTATCTTCATAATTTGTATTTCTCATATATTCAACAACGCGGCTAAATTTCTCACGTTCAAGTTCTGAGAACTTGTTACTGTGCATATACTCTAATGCTATCTCCATGTATGGTATAAACTTATCTTTAGGCAATAGATTCATATCGTACTGCAATGGTTCTTTTAGATAGGGAGTATCAAATCTAATGCGTTGTTTGCGGCTGAACCAACTATTGTATTTCTTACGCCATTCTAGTATCTTAAGTAACAATGAACTAAAGTTTGTAACAGTTAAGATATTGAATGTACACATGAATGTAATTGGTTGTTTTGTTTTAGTTAGGTACGTGTCTAAGTTTTTTTCCCATACTGCTAAGTCTAGGCCTGTGCGTAGATATTCAGCAGGTTCCCCCCAGGTATCAATACTGGTAAACAATTTAAAGTGTTTGATCTTACCTTCAGCAAGCAACGCATTGACCTTAGTAACCAATCGTTCCATTAGTACCGGTTTAACTCCAAGGTTACTGTTGATATTAATCTCTAGATTGGGCTTAGGATTAACTGATAGGTCATCCAACAGTTTCCATGTACTAGATTGCAGTAATGGCTCGCCTCCTGTAATGCGTAGGATGTTTAGAGTCTTACTGACTTCGGGCCACCAGCGCCACCATGCTTCAACATATGGATTAGTTTCTTCTTCGTATATCTTAAGGTAGTCAATATCATTGCGATGATTCTTAACCATTGTATAAGGACCAAAGTCTTTGATCTCTTTGTAGTATGCAGAGCTGTGCTTTGGATGACAGTAACCGCATTTGAAGTTACACTCATTGCCAAAGCTAATTTCAATGTATTCTGGATTGACAGGAGCCAATGGTGCGGCTTTGATATGGGCTAATCTTTCTTCTGTATAGATGCTGGCGTTACGCTCGTGTCTATCACTGATGTGATCACCTTCTAGTGATTCAATGTTCCAACAGTATTGACAGCCGCTAGGCTTTTTACCATCCAGCATCTCTTGACGTTCTAGTGTCTTTAGTGGGGTATTATGCAGGACGCTAGGATCTGCTAGGTCTAACGGAATATCGTGAGGACGCGGGTGGTAACAACTGTGTGTTTGGCCACTCTGTAGGTATATAGTAGTATGATGCCATTTAGCCAAGCAGAATGTAGGACTTATCTCGTTGACTATTGGTATTATTTTGTGTATGCGACTTATTTCACTCAAGAGAAACCCTCAGTTATTAAAAGCTATTTTCATAGTAGTAATTATCTGAGGGTTAGCTGGGGTTAACGATCTTGTGGTTTTGGTATTGATTTGATCAAATGGATCATTAGCGTATGTAACGCTTCACCTAATGTTTTAGGTACCCGAACTGCTTCTGCGAGGAAGTTGTTGTATAAAACCATTGTGGTCTCCTTATTTGCCGCTATAGTCTTTGACTACGCCGCCGTGCCGCTCGCTTTGTCCCTTGGCTCCGGCTTTCCCTCTTAGGATTTTTCCGGAACCCTTCTTACCCTGTTGACCGCTACCATCTGTGTGGTCGCTGTCATGGGCAGTATACCCTAGGCTAACACACTGGTTATAACGAACACGGCTTAGACTGCGTCCACCTTTGCATTGGCTACGGGTTGGGTTTGCGATTTCTGATATAAATTCAATGGCTCTCATATCAGTATTTATTGGCATTACGCTCTTTGTAAAAGATATGCCCACCAATCCTATTCACAGTTTCTTTACCATGCACCCAAACAGGACGGATGCCTGTTGCGTGAAAGTATAGAGCATCTGCGTACTTTGATCTGAGGTCCTCATAATGCTCAGAATCACTTAGCAACACCAAAGCAACACGCTGGCTTTCAATCCATCGTTCATCGTTACTCTTGGGGTTCTTAACAAACATGCAACGCCAGCTGAACTGACAGATGCTGATCTTAGACCATACTGTTTGTGTTTCTCTAATCGTGCGAAACCATTCTCGCTTTTCGATTATTTGATGTTTAGGAATGTCCTTAGTTAGTTTCTGATCAACAACCCCACAAATGGTGTTCCTGAATCTGCCGTCAACCGAACGATTTATCGTTACAAGTCCCACGGCTACTTTACCTTCTTCTGGTTCACTGCCTGCTTCAAAGAATATATTCCTTGCTAGACAATCGAATTCCTTTATATTGATTACAGGGCTTATCATTGCTTTTGCAATTCCCTGTAGTCTCTCACTTGTCATGTCGTAAAAGTCGTGCGAACTATATGACGAGTTGCTTGCTGTTTGGTAAGAGTGTTTCTCTACCATTGTTTCTGCATGACCGGGTGCCATTACGGTCAGGGCGTATACTGCTACTAACACTAATAAACGTGTTATTGACATAATCGTGTCCTCCTATTTTTGTATACTTCTAGTGTCTATGTGTGTAAATCCTTTACGGGTAAGTTTAGTTACTAGATTCTGTAATATCTGAGCTAGAATAGGGCAAAAAAGACTCATTTCGCCCATAATATATGTAGATTACTCCTCAGAAGTGCTTGCTGTGCCTGTATCATTAGTTTTGTAATTTCCACCGCCTTGCTGTGGCTTACGTGGTTCGCGTTTTGGAACGATTGCCGCGGCCAGCTCTGCCTGGATCATATCTCTCTTAAATGAATTACGTGCCACTGGATCAATAATGGTAGCCATAAAGCGTTTGGTTTGTTTTGATAGTTTAAATGTCTTATTGGGTTTGAGCATAATAGTTCCTTATCTATATATTATATTATCTTTCGTTGCGATTGTCAAACGGTGTCTTGGTTTTATCATCCCACCAGTATAAACTTCTATGTGGAGTACTTATAGGAGTAGAGTTACTGGCATAATAAAATAGTCTCAGGTTTTCACGCTGTTGATCTGCAGGGCAGGCTAATGGTTGAGGGTAGCCATGTATCAGTCGTTCGTCATAGTCCCATATGATTAGTCTGTTGGGCATAGGATATGTTTTAACCAGGCACTCTATACGTTCAAAGTCCCAAAACTCCAATGCTCCATTCCATTCTTCGTCCCATGTAGGATTTAAGTATAGGATAGCACTACAACTGCGATTTAGATGAAGCTGTTCGTTCCAGTTAAAGTCTGTGTGTAGATTTAAAAAGTGGCCTTGACTACAAGTAGAAAGGCCTGCACCTACCAGCTTAGGGTCACTGATGATTCTATCTTTGCCAGTTAGGGCTTCTAGCCAATTTAAGAACACACCACTGTTAAAACAATGTGTCAGTGTCTGTAGTATAGGCGCATTTGAAAACAGCTTACACTCACGCATTAGGCTACCCTTGCGTGTAAACTTAGTCCACTGGTGATCGGGTATACATGCTATCTCAGCTTGTGCTTCCACAAATATATCATTGGGTACAAAGTCATCTATTACCAAATAGGGCACGGGCTCTTTCTGCAGGTAATCTAGGCTGTATTCTTTGGGATTGTATTTGAGATGCAGATTATTAAAATAATTGTACAGGTCTATCATTTCTGCGTCTCTCGTTTAAATGCGTTTAGCCATAAAAACTCTGGAAAGTTTGATTCAGTCCATTCTGTGCGGCCCTGTAAATCTTTGAATGCCTGAAGGTTGAATTCTGCAATAGAGCGGCATTCTGCTATCATACTGCTGTATTCTTCTTTGGGCATATTGCATATCCTATCAATCTCTGAAATTACGGCCTTGTGTCGTTCTTGGTTATCAGTGATGCTATCATAAGTTTCATCTATCAAACCGTGATAGGTCTTAAAGCCCATTGACTGTATAGCCTTTAGTGATCCTGGAACGCTGTACATGATAAAGGGTCTAGCACAGGCTATGGCTTTAAAGGTTTTTTCTGTTAGGAACACGGGTTGGTATTCTGGGCTATAGGGCAGGTGGCGGCTATATTCATTAGGATTAAATTTGCTTTCAACTATTAGATTTATATCTGCTTGTTGAATCGCTGTGTATGTTGCCTTATGAAACTTTATATCGACGCTTGCATCTAGATCGTAGGGCACTCCTTTGAGCCAACTGGCCAATGGCTCTTGCTCTGGGTCTATGCCCTGTCTGTTTAGATCTCGTGCTAGATGTAGTAGACTGTATTGTGTGATAGTACCATAGGGTTGAATGTTGTGAAAACTGTAGACAAAGTCTTTTATCAAATCTCGATTGACTAAATCCGCAAACAACCCCAAGCGCCAGGGCCTGTAATTGCGACTTAGACAGCAAAACTTGTGAGTAGACTCCTGTGGTTCTGGAATATCTGTAAGCACTATGCTTTGATAGGTAACGGCTGTGTTAATTCCCACAATGCCCAATCGTGCCAGGCCTGCTCTAAGAAACTCAGCATGTATATCATCTACTACTATAACATACACCCTATCCAGTGGCAGATCCCTTAATTTTATCAGTAATGCTAATTCATTAACAAATTTAGAGTCAAACGTTTCGTTGGTATTTTCATAGACAAATCGAGTAGTCCTATCCAATTTAAAATGTAGCCAATTTTCTTCCTCTAGACAATTGGTCATTTGTACATCGTTGTGCAAACAATCATAGACCTGATAGTAGTATATGGTTTTTGGTTTGAACTCACAGTAGCGTAAAGGCCTAATGCTGTCCAATTTAAACTTACTGTGCGGGAGTCTGCCCGTTTTAGAATATATTTTTGGTAGTTCCATGGTTGACTATTTACGGCTCAGATTGTATAATACTCAGTAATAGTGATACTTAAATAAAATCATGCAAACAATCGATCACACAACAAACCCAAATTTCAACACAGAATCCATACCGTCCGAGCAGACGTTTAAAATCTCAGGCACCCCCTTGGAAGTATTACAAGCCCTTGCCTATGTCAAAGCACTAGGCGGTGGCCATGTTCGGATTGGTATGGGGCTCTTGTCAGCCAAGCATCAGTACTACCTCGGGCATCCAGCACCCCCAGAAATGACAGGGCGTCTAAATGCAGAAGATTTAGAAATCATCCAGAGCCTAGCACAGAACTGCGGTTACATTGCAAGCATTGAGCCATGGGCTGGTGAGATCGTTGATTGGGACATGGACAAGATTGACTATACAGTAGATATGGACAATCGCTTTAATCGTCACCCTATGGATCGTTTTGGCAAGGTCTGTAACGTACATTGGACACAGTGGAATCAGATCAAGATGAAGAGCTGGTTAAATATTCCCGCCAACGTGGGCCGTCCTACTGGCAAGGGCTTAGTTATTACAGGCTCTGGTTGGGAAGCACGTGATACTTACAAAGCATGGGCACAACAGGGCATAGGCAATGCCAGTACGTTCCTGGGCTCAGAAGCAGATTACAAAGAATGGGTAGCCGTAACAGGCATCAAAATGACACGTCAGGGCTACAAACACGTAGCAGAATTAGCACAGTGGATTTCAGGTGCTCAACAAGTCATCTGCACTCCGGGTTGGGGTGCGGCTATAGCTCAGGCTATCAACCAACGCTATCTGGTACAAAGCCTTCCGGGCGTTGAACTGTGGCGTAACCCATGGGTAATCGGCGAACGTGGAAACAACGGACCATTCTAAACAACAACTCCTCCTAGCAGAAGCTAGGGCAGTATTAACACAACTCCAGGCAGTACGTAAACGCATAGGGTCTAGCTCAGAATACTACCAGCTGGCCTATCCTGACATGTGGGTTATCTACAACACCCTAAGTGGCAAGCAGGCAGAGAAATACATTGAGGGTTGGGTGGCCCATTTGCTACAGGGTGCTAAACTGCAAAGCCAAGACATAGCCGAAGAACTTCGTGGCCATGACTACGGCGACATTTGGGTAGGACCTGCCAAGACCCTGGGCTCAAATAATGCAGAGCTGAAAGTTATCCTACGTGATGGGGGTAGCATTGGGGGCAAGCAGTTCCGCTTCTATGAAAATGTACCCTACTACATATTCTTCAAAGCATGGAGCCCAGAACGTTACGAACTGTTTGTGCTCAGCAAACAAGAGCTTGTAGACGAAATTAAATACAGGGGCCGCAAGTATAGAAAATTACGTGCATACGGTGCAAGCCAGGGTACGGGTTGGATGACACGCACCACCCCTTTAGAAAGCAAATTGGCACGCCTAGATGAAAACCTCAGCAAGGCCAACAGAGACCTTATCACATGGGAATTCAATGCCCTTACTGAAACAGACTACTATGCTCGTTTCCAAAAGCTCTACAGTCTAACCCCCGCCCAAGCTGTCGCTAAAATACAACAGCTATAGAGTTGACCTATATGGTAAATGACCATATACTATATCTAGTTTAACAACTTTATAGAAAGACCTTATGTACCATACAATCAAAGCTCTTAATAAACTTGGCTTTTCTACGGCCAAAAAGATTGCCCAGCAACAAGGAATACAGCGACAGCCACATCCCAGCTATGGTGATTTGAATCATCCTAAATGCGATACTTACCAATGTGACAATACTAAACAGGTAAGAGACTGGCATTGGACCAGTGGCAAGCCAATTTATAGGACGATATGCCAAACCTGTCATGATAACAATACTGCGGCACGATACGCTACCAAAACCGGTGCAACTTGGGTTAAGAATGTAGCCGATGTTTGTGCCCA